CAAACCCATCAATCTCAAAATGCCCAAAACAAATTTGATTTTTGCTATTCTTTATTTGTGTGAAGATTTCTTCTTGATTGCCTGAACAGAGCCAAGGCACAATATCAATCTCTACACCATCAAACATTATTGAATCAAACTCATCATATATCCTAATGTTCTCATAATCTTGCAACAATAAAGATGTAGAATTTACTTCAAGTGTATTCTTAAAAGCAACATCATGGTTACCAAGTAATGTATGAAGTGAAATATTGTTGTCACGGAGTTTGTCAAAGAAGTATTTGCGGCACAAGTATAGTGAATTGAAGTTAATAAACTTCCTGCGGTCAAACAAATCGCCAAGCTGAAAAACCGTATCAATCTTATTTTCGATTAGATACGGGAAAAATGTTTCATCATAGAATTTTTTATAGTAACGGTGAAACTCCAAAGAATCACCACGCATACCGAAATGCGTATCACCTAAAATACAAATTTTCATAATCTATATGATATCATAATTTTAACTGTTTGTCAATGGTTCTGTAGGCAATTCTTCAATGAACTTTTCTAGGCCTTTTGTTTTGCCGTCTTTCTTTTTCTTTTTACTTTCTTCAAAGTTTTGAATGAACTCGGAAATGTTATCATACATTTGGAACTGTTTCATTGTGCCATCAGAGTCTTCATACATTTCAAACTCATCAAGTATACCAAACTGTTCTGTTGCCTTGTACTTGACATAGAGTTGTTTTTTCTCTTTCATAATACGGCGTAGAAAGGCAAAGTAAATAATTTGGGTAAAGTATGCAAATGGATTCTTTGACTTATCAGGATCAAAATTACGGAAGTACATCAAACAGTTTTCGATGCCGTCTGATATCATTTCATCTCGGAAAGAATAAGAAAAGAAGTTAGGTTTGCGAGACAGGTGTTCTGCAATTTTCAGGAAACATTCTCCAATATAATTTGGAATTTGTGGATCTTGTTTACCTTCTTCTTTGGCAACCACACAATTCTTCTTATACTCTATAAGAGCCTCTAAAAAATCTGCGTTGTTCACATAATGTTTTGGTTTCTTTTCACTCATATTTGCCTTCTTTAGCTGTTGACAAACGGCTTGACATGTCGTATACTGTCGGTGTTCCGTTTGAAATTAATTATTAATGTAACCTGTTACTTCTCTTACGATGAATGATTTCCATCGCTTCGGCCTTAGTCAGAGTTTCTTCGTTCTCTTCCTCAATATCTAACTCATCGTCATTCTCATTATCGGTCATGGCTTCTTTCAAGTTATTAACGAGGGTGTCATCTCTCATATTCTTCAACTGTTCCGTATTAATCATGTTACCGTAATACTCAATAAGAGCATCTTTCGGGTCAATCATGGTAAGAATGTCAGAAGAATAAATTGTAGCCATGTTATCTTTAATCAACTCAATTGGTAACCAAGGTAACATCATCATTACTGTACCTTGAGAAGTTCTTTTAAAGATGAGATGCATTGGATTATTTAACATAACCATTTCTGATTCATCATCTTCAATGATACTTGCAATGATATCCTCTCCGCTTTGCAAACGGACTATCTTAACACCTTGGATTAATTCATTCATTTTTAAGATTGATATTGTAGAACTTGTATTTAAATTTTTCATCATCGTATATTTTAACACGTTCTACAAAATGATGCAAGCTGTAATTGGTATATTTGCCTATTCTGAAATCATCAGATATATCAAATAGAGTGGCTTCTTCTTTGTTGTCTCCTAATCTTAATCCTCTTCCTATGGATTGGAGATTACGAATACGAGACTTTGAAGGAGAAGCAAAAATAATATTGTGTAAGTTGCGAATGTTAACGCCAGTAGAAAAGGTGCCATAAGAAGCCACGATAATAGCGTCTTTTTCTTTTTCAGTAATTGAACGAACTGATTCCCGAATCTCAACATCGGTGCCACCAAAGACAAAAAATACATGCCTATTTTTTGCATGTTCTTTAATAAGTGCATGTAACTCCTTGCCGTGTTTTTCAACAAACTGAAACAACACAAGTGTATTACCTTTGAGAGACAACACCAAGTTTTTGATAAACTCATTTCTTGGTTTGCTTTTAACTATGTAGTCTATTTCGGTTTGATAGTCCCAACTTCTTGCTTGTTTACATATTGATTCGTCATATTTCAAAATCAAACATTTAATTTTGAATGCTGCAAGTTGTCCTTTTTCCATCAACTCGGAGGTAGATGTTGCCTTGTAAACAGGTCCAAATAAACCTTCAAGTACGAGTTTATGTGTTTGTGTACCATCAAGTGTACCTGTTGTGCCAATACGATACTTGGCATTAGTACAACCTGAAAGAATAGTTGTCAACGATTTGGCTTTGAATTGATGTGCTTCATCACCAAGAACAAAGTCAAATTGTTCAAAGTACTCTTTGTCGTTTTTATAGATTGATTGCCATGTAGTGATAGTTAGAAACATGTTTGTGTGTTTCTCTTTACCAGAATATTGGCGATGGCAATATTGGTCAGAATCATAACCATAATCTGCAAAGTCTTTATACATCTGTTCAACTAAAGAAGTTGTAGGTACAATTAACAGACCTTTTTTATTCTCTATTTGCAAATGTCGAATGATAAGATAAATGATTAAAGACTTACCAGATGCAGTAGGAGACAGTAGGAGAATACGCTTGTTTCGTATTGCATGTACGAATGACTTCAGTTGATAGTCTCTTACTTCAAGTGGTATATTTAATGTTGAGATGAATTGTTCAGCTTCAGCTAACGAGTAATTCTCTGCAGCTGAAATTTCAGAATCAATCTCTAATGTGTAATCACGTTCTTTACAAAATGTTTCAATGTAAGGAACAAGACCATGATAGATGGTGAAATTTCTTAGGTCAGCCAAACGTATGCGACCATCCCATACCCGTGACTTGTATGCAGGAGTAAATTGATAACCAGGAACATAAAACGTAAAGAAGTCACTCAGCTCTTGTGCAACATTACGTTCACACTCAAACTGAATATATGCTTCATTTTTTTTATGTAGAATTAAATCAGACACCTTGAATAAATCTTTCCCATGCTATAAAATCTCTCAACTGAAATGTACGAGAGTTTAATTCTTTTAATATGCTTGAACACACATCCACAATCTCATCATGTAATACTTTTTGAGCAATGTGTTTGTTGATATCTTCATCACTCTCTAAGTATGTAGTGATATCGGATTTGAGTACAAATGGAAATGGCTGCCAATTGTGTTTCTCAAGTTGGTCTTTGTCTAACTTACCTGTGTAGTATTCCCATTTCAACTTCTTCATTTTGTTGTACTTGAACTCAGCTTCTTTCGAAAGCAAACGATGCCTTGAAAGTATATTCAAATACTTACTGTGAAGTTGGGGTATGTTGATAAGTGCTTTGCCTGGTTCTGTTCTATCAATTACAGAATCGGCACGCCACATTTCCAATAAATCGTCAAGTTGTTTCATAATTAAAATCCTCCTATTTGCAGAGGATACACTACCAGAATTTAGTTGTCAAGCCTGTTTAGAATAATTTTTCAATATCATAGTAACTGTACCTGAATGTGGCATCAGCACTCATTGTTGTTTCGGGACTATCGGTTGCACTTAAAATAAATGCCGAAACGGATGTTGGGAAACAATCGTAGAATTTAAATTTGTAGTATGGTGTATTGGATGAAGATAATACTGTAATTGATGCATCAGAGTATTGAGGTTTTGGTTTATTGATACCACCTGCAATTCTATTTAATTGTCCAAGACTTTGATATTCAGTAAAGTCATATGGGAAAGTCATTGCACGGATCCAATCGTGCATTTCAGTCCATGCCTTTAGTTCTTCATCAATTAAAAAAGTAACATTCAATATATCGTATATGGCCTTTTCACCAGGAACATACACATCTACGAATGGGTTGTTTTGTGGTATTTCTGATAATGCAATACCAGGAACACTTACTGATTGACAGAAGTATTGTATACTAGGTGCCCTTGCAAAATTCAATGTGAATTTATTGGGTTGTAGTATATTAGGATTTGTGGGGTTTCTTGTGAGTGCAGTCATATGCTTATTTATACAACCTTGTAACAGGTATATCCTTTGTGTTGTTTCAATATTCCTTGTGATACTTTGACCATATTACCTTGGTCTAATTTATTTTCCTTACAGAATTTGTTTAGATTTACTATATTGATTGTCACACCTTTTGGTGTAGTTATGACCCAAGCTTGTTCTAATGCTTCAGTTGCTCTTTGTTTTTGGTAATCTGTTTGTTTTTTACCTATTTGAGCTTCAGATAATTTTTTTCTATGTTCGTCTGTAAAAACTTTTCCTTTTTTGGCCAAACTCATTTTAAGTTTAGATTCATCGGAATACTTAAATGTTTTTCTGAAGGCACTTACTTTTTTGCCGTGACCTTCTGGTTTCTTTTTACCTTTTTGTGCCATCGCAATTTGTCTCAATATTTCATCTTTACCAATTTGACCTGATAATCCTAACCAAGCCAATTTATCTTCAGTACGACCATATTGTTCAAACAGAATACGGTGTTCTTCTGCGTGTTGTTCTATGGTAAGTTCTATTAGGTTGGACGGGTTATCAGAACCACCTGCGTGTTTTGGTATAATGTGATGTTTATGTTTAATCATACTCTTATTTATAATTTATTAACTTTATGTAATACACAATCAAAAAAAAGGAGATATTTCTATCTCCCTTTTAAGTACCACTCTTATCGGTGGTTCATTATCACATTATATTTTTGACTTTGAACGCACGATAGTAGTTGTTTGTCAACACGGTGCGCGCGCCAGAACCTTGTGTAGTACCTTGTGCAAATGGGTTTGCAACCATACCGTAACGGGTCTTGAAACCAATCTTTGGTTGGAAGGTAGTTGTATCAACAGCACGAACCATTTGTAGAGGAACGTAAGGGCAATAGAACAAACCAGCGTCATATGCATTTGTACCTTTGTATCCAACAACTGCAAACTCGGATGTACCGGATGCAACGAAATATGGATCAATATACACTTTGATACGACCAAACAATGTACCTGCGAAGGTGTTACCTGTATCGTCAACTGTCAAGTTAACTTGTGACTGCAATGCAGAGTTGTAATCAAGAATACCAGCCATTGCCAATGCAGATGCAACATCTGAAGAGCAAATCATGATATTACCTTTACCTCTACGAGTTGCTTTTGCAATCGCATTGGCTTCACGTTCAATTTGGAACGCAAGACCTTTAACTTTTTCTACCATCCAACGACCGTTAGAATCTGTATCTAAGTCAAATGTACCGGCAGTAGTTACACCGATTTGTGCGCCTGTTACAGCAGTACCGTAGATTGTACGAACAACTTCACGGTTAATTTCTGCAAGAATTTCAGCAGAAAGAATGTTGCTCAATTCTGTTTCAGCGTCAAGACCATGAACTGCTTTCAAGTCTTGTGCAAGTTCCATTGAGTATTCTGCTTTCAACGCACGGGTGTTTGCTGTTACAGTAACTTTCTCAATTGAGAAACCCATTTCTTGGAAAGGATTATCTTCTGCCTGAGCAGTAGTGTGACCTAGACCAGCTGCAGCGTTAGCAACGAATGTGTTTGCGGCAGCGGCACCAACTGCCAATGCTGTTTGTGCAGGTGCACCATTAGTTGTAAACTGAGTGTTTGCTTCATTGAAGAAGGCTTCTACACCAGATGAAGGAACACGGTCAGTACCATACATTGAACGCATTGCGAAAATCAAGCCTGTTGGGCCTGTCATTGGTTGTACACCGCAGATATCGTATGCAATCAAGTTAGGTAGTGAACGGCGAACCAAACTGATTAAGATTGGGTCGAAACCTGCAACAGGACCTGTGGCGGTAGAACCACCAGAGAAACCGTTTGTACCAGCAGAGTTTGTTGGCACAGCTTCAGTCATCATTCCTGATTTCTGCATTTCAGTTGCTTGGTTTTCCAAGATAACTGCTGTTACCGCACGTTTGTATGGGTCGGTAATTTTTGGGAGGTCAGCGTGGTCTAAAACGCCTTCCCATTTTTTTTGTAATGATTCGGACAAATACATTATTTTATCTCCTAGGGTTTAATTAAAATTTGGTTTTAGAAATTGCTTGAGATACAGCAGCAACGAATGGGTCATTAATGACTTTCTTTTCTTCTGTTTCTTCAAACTGTTCGTTCAATTGAGCTTCTGTGGCCTTTTTAGTGCCAGAAGGGAAGTAGTTTTCACGGAGAGTTTCAAGCTTGGATTTGTATTCGTCCTCTGTGGAGAATTCAACACTCTCTGCGAGTGTTTTGATTTTTTCAGCTTGAGTAGCAGTGAGCCCTTCACCAATTTCACGAGCAATTTCATTCTTGCGTGATTCAACTAATGCTTTAGCATATGATACACCACGCTCGATTTCTTCATTGAGTTTGCTTTCTAGTTCTTCAACTTTGCCAGCAAGTTCGTCAACGAGGTCGACTTTTTCTGCAGGCACATCAATGTAGTGTTCTGCAAATAGGTTACGCAAACCACCGATGAAGTCTTCTGTCAATTCAGCACGAAGACCTGATTCGATTGCGATTTGGTTTTCTTCCATCCATTGTTCAACAACATATGAAAGATAATCATCAACCTTTTCTGTAAGGTCAGCTTTAACTGATTCGACTGCTTCTTCAAGCATGCCTGCATACTTAGTTTCAATTTCTTCTTCAATTTGTGATACACGGTCTTCGACACGAGCTTCAAAAATTGTAGAGACTTTAGATTTGAATTCTTCTGAGATGGTAGAATCGTCAGCAAAGAGAGCGTCAACATCCTCTTTCATCTTTTCTTTCATCTTCATTTTCTTCATCATCGCCTTGTCTTCAGCTTCATCATCATGCATTTTTTCAGCAATGATTTCGCCTTCAGATTCTTTGTCTTCCATTTTAGAGGAAGCATCAGATGGTTTGTTTGTTGGTGCAACGGCAGACTTAGCACCTTTTCCTGCATGGATTTTGTTGCTATCATCATCAGGTTTGGAGTTTTGTGGTGTTGGTCCACCCAAATCTTCAACCTCGGTACCCTGCATTTTTTCCATTGGCGCACCGTTTTTACCCTTGCTTGATGCAAGAATATCTGCAGCTGCTTCCATTAGTTTGTTATTTGACATTAGGAATCTCCTTATCGTTTCTTATTTATAAAATTAAAGTTTTCTGAGGTAATTTTCAAACAATTTAAGAGCAACCGATTCTATTTCTTTAGGGGTTGCTTTTGTTATTTGTTTTTTAGCATTATCAAAATCTGCTTCTACAAAGCGTCCTTCAATAAACATCCATTCTTTGTTTTCCATGATACCATTAACAAATGCACCTGGTGCAGATGGGTCTGCCACAATATCAGCCGCAGTTGCTAGTCGTAGGTCATCTTGAACAAGATTATAACCTTCTTTGGTCATAGTTACAGAACCTAGAGCTCTTGAAGAAACTCCTAGGTTTACTCCGTTATCAATGAAATTTTTAACGA